GAACACCGACTTAAGGAAAAGGAAAAGGAAAAGGAAAAGGAAAAGGAAAAGGAAAAGGAAAAGGAAAAGGAAAAGGAAAAGGAAAAGGAAAAAGAGAAAAAATCTAAAAAATCTAAAAAGACACCAAAAGAAGAAGTTAAAGAAGAAAAGAAAGAAATTAAAGTTGTATTTCCTGATAGTATTCCCAATTTAATGGATGTTAATATACTAGAAGTAAAGGATATAGAATATTATATTGATGATTCAAATAATAATATCTTTTTAATTAAAGATGATGAAGAAATTGGAACTTTTGTTGGAGTATATGATAAAGATAATAACAAAATTATTAAAATGGAAGATTAAATACTAAAATTGAAAATTAAGTATTATAAATAAGTATTGAAACTATAAAAACTATATAAAATAATCTAAAAAACTGATATAATTTAATTTAATTTAAATTTATTTTTTTAATCCGTTGCTATTTCTAATTGAGTTAAAAATAACTAATAGAAATAATATAATAACAACAGATATAAATCCTAATGCGGTATTTTCAATATGCTTATTATCATTTTTTATTTTTTTTAAAAATAATTGTTCATTAGAATGAAGTTTAGTGTCATTTTCATTTGTAAAACCTTCTGTTTTATAAAGTTTTTCTCTTTTATGAAAACGTTTATGAACATTATTTATTTTAGAAAAATATTTTCTAGAATTATTATGATGATTATCATTATGATGATTATCATTATGATGATTATCATTATGATGATTATCATTATTATTATTATTATTAATATCTGATATATCATTTACATATTGTTTAATATGGTAAGGTGGAACAGGTATTGAATTATTATTAATAGTATTATTATTTTGTTTAACTGGTGTTGTAGTAATAGTAGCATCATTACTTACAAAACTTGTAAAATAAGAACCTATTGTATCAAAAAAACCTTTAGGTTGTGCTCTCATAGTAGGGTCAGTTGATGCTATTGTTGGCATTTCAGTATTTTCAGGAGGTGTTAAATCTTGAATTAATTGATGTAATTCGTGCTTATTTACTTTTTTAGAAGATAAAATAGTTTTTAAATCAGTTAATGAAACAGGTTGTTGATTACCATTCATAGGCATTTCAGTTAAAGTTCCACTTGATTTATCATAATAATATAAAATATTATCATTTTTACCTAACATAAAATCAGGCATTTCATCAATATATTCAGCATGAATTGTGGTATTAAGTTTACCATCATCAATTTGATTTTCAGATTGTTCTAATTGTTCTTCAGCAAGTTTAGCATATTCCATACTATTATAATGAATATAACCTTTAGCATCTTCATATTCTTTTAATTCATCTAAATATTTTTTATTTAATGTATTGTAATCATCAGCACCAATTTCCATACTAATAGGAGTATTAATAGAAGGGTCAAATGAAATAAATTTTTCTAATAATTGTTTATCCATATTAATACATTCAGCGAGTTTTTGATATATATCTAATTTATTTTTACCATTTACACGTTCTTTTAAATCTTTAGGTAATTTAGTCATAATTTGTCCCATAACTCTATACATTGTATCTAAATCATTTTTATCTTTATTTTCTGCAATAAGTTTAGTAATAAGTGTTTTACTATCTACTGTAAAATCATTTAACGTAATTGTAGTTAATGCCATCATAAATAAAATTTCAATTTCAGTCATTTTCATAGCAACTAGTCTTAAATGCTTACTTATGATTTCACGGTATAATTTATCTTGATTTATAGATTTAGTTTCAGACACATTTTTAGATAACCAATTTAAATAATGTAATGCTTGTTGTCTATCAGGTCTTTGTGTAAAAAATAGTGTAATTGGTAATTTATTAACTACACCTTGAATTTGTGTTGAACTTGTATTATTCATTTTATAAATTTAATATATAAATTATAATTCTATTATTATTTTAGATATTATTTTATTGTTTTATTATTATATATATTTATAATTATTATATATATTTATTATTATTTATTACAAAAATAATTTGTATTTTATTATTTAAAAATAATTAGTAAAATAAAAAATACAAAAATACAAAAATACAAATTAGATAATTATAAAAATAATTTAGTTGTAATTATTTCTACACAAAGGACATTTAGTATTTGTTTTAAACCATTTATCACAACATTCTATACAGAATAAATGAGAACATTTTAATTTATAAAAAAGTGTTTTTTCAGGAAAAGAACATAAACAAATTGGACAATCTGTTATAGTATTACATTCTTGTTTTTGACTATTATTATTTAACTGTTCTTGATTTAAACCAGAATTTATAGTTATTGTTGATAAATATGTTGATAAATTATTAATAGATGTGGTTGTAGGTTCTATATTATTTATATTAGTTGAATTATTTGTATTATTTGTAATAGTATTTATATACCCCATATAATTTGCGTAATCATTTATACCATTATAATTATAATTACTATTTATTATACTTGATGTATCATCTTCATCCATTTCTGTATACATACTATTTACATCATAATCATTATTTACATCATAATCATTATTTACATCATAATCATTATTTACATCATAATCATTATTTACATCATAATCATTATTTACATCATAATCATTATTTTCATTATTTTCATTAGTTTCATCATTATTTTCTATTGTATGATGACAAATTTCACTATGTGATAAATAATCATAATATCTAAATACATTATTACATTTAGGACACATTGTTAAATTGGCAATAATATCCATTTTTAATGAATTTAATTTAATTATATATTTATTAATATATTTATTAATATATTAAAAAGTCAAAGCATGTTTAAACTTTAAAATTTTAAAATTAAAAATTGAATTTAAAAAATAATTATCTATCATAATATATACTTTTAAAAGTCTTATAATTATTATAATTTTTTAGATAACTATTCTATTTAAACAAACTATTTATCATTTAATACTTAAAAATGAATAATTTTGAATGTGTAAAAGAATTTAACCGTGCGTTTGATATGGTTTCTAAAGAGCCTCAATCATATATTGGATATGATGAGGATGATTATGGTTTTATTAAAATTAATCCTTTTAAAAACCGTCGTCAAAAAATTTTTGAATCCTACTCTTTAATTCGTCTAAGACTTAATTTAATTAATGAAGAAATAGATGAATTAAATGTTGCTATTAAAGAAAACGATTTTATAGAAACACGAGATGCTATTGGTGATATTTGTTATGTTGTTTATGGAATGGCTGATGTATTAGGTATTGATATTAATTCTATTTTTACTACTACATTACAAAGTGAAGTAATTAAATATTATGTTGATACTACTAATACTACTCAAACTATTATTTCTAGTCTATTTATTGATAAAATTATTAATGCTTATCATAACAATAATACAGAACACAATAATACACTTCGTAAAATTACAAATTTTAATTATATTAAAATATTTTTAAATGAAGTGATTAATGAGTATACTAGTAATACTGAAATAAAAGAAATAAAAGAAAGTAGTCATAATGAAACACATGATACAGTATTAAAAACAAAACTTTTAGAGAATTTAACAAAAACATATTTAAAATTAGAAGAAGAATGTCAAAAAGAAATAATTTATTATGGAGATGATAAACAAACAGATAGTCATAATTATACTAAATTTCAAATTGTAGGAAATTTAATTTATGAATTACTTAAACTAACATATTGTTTAGGTAGTCTTTATAATATTGATGTTGATGCTGATTTTGCTATTATTCATCAAAGTAATATGAGTAAATTATGTGATACAGAAGAAGATGCTAAAGCCACCGTAGCAAGTTATGAATTGAAATTTAAAAATGGNAATAGTCCTTATGATAGTCCTTATTATTATGAATTACCTGAATTGAATAAATGGATTGTTAAAAATAAATCAACTGGAAAAGCATTGAAAAATATTAAATACAAAGAAGTCTCATTTGGTGTTTATAATATTTAATGATTAATTTTAGTAATTAATTTTAGTGATTAATTTTATTTTTTTCTTATTTAATTTATTCTAAAATAAGGATGATTTATACATTCTATAACATTATATCTCGTTTCGGGATTTAAATCTATCATTTTTAATAATAAATCGTATAATAATTCATTTTGACGAACATCAACATTACTATTGTGTTCATATTCTAATGTATCAAAAATACTCATACCTAAAGCATAAACATCACTTTTTTGTATATAACCATTATATTTATTTACATTATTAATACCATAACATTTATCTAATAATTTTTGTCTATCGTTGGTATATAAATAGTCTAATTTTTCTATTAATTTTCTAGTTTCTTCATTTAATTTACTTAATAATGTTTTTTCGTCAATACGTTTTAAAGCATCATAGGGACTATTTTTAGGTTGATTAATACTTTTAAGTATTTGTTTTTCTTTGTATTCTTTGGTTTCATTTTTATATTTTTTTAAATGATGTATTATAAATCTTTCAATTGGTAAATATCTATACGTTCCTTGTAAATAAATATCATCAAAATTATTAGTATGAGTATGTGTCAAATAAGAACTTAATCCAAAATCAATATATCTTATTTTTAATAGACTTAAAATAGATGGATTTTTCTCTTTCAAATTCATCTTTTTTACATTCGTAATTTCTTTAGGATCTAAATAAACCATTATGTTTTTTTGTTTAATATCTTTATGAACAATACGATTACGGTGTAATTTTTCTAGCCCTATTAATAAATGTCTAAAAAATTGTTTAATATGTGTTACAAATAATTGATGTATCATTGCTTTAATATTAGTAGTATCTGTGCGATTGTATTTCATAATTTTACTTAAACTTAATCCACCAAAAGGCATAATTAAATTAATGGGTTTTTCATCTAAATCTAAATCGCAATGCTTTTTATCTAAATTAGGTTTTTCAGATGTATTATACTTTTTCTTTTTCTTATCAATATATTTAACACCTATTATATCAGTGCGTTCTTTAGGTATTTCTGCTAATAAACAATCATCTTTTATACTTATAAAATAAGTATCATCAACATCTATTTGTTTTAATAATTTTGATATTGCTATTTCATTTATAGTATCTTCATCTTCCGATCGCACAATTTTACTAACACTTTTATTAAGATTTATCTTTTTAGAAACACTACATTTTATGGCAGGCGTTATTACACAACCAAACCCACCTTTATCTAAAAATAAACCACCTTTTAATACCCTATTTTTAGATTGTTTTCTATTTTTAGATTGTTTTCTATTTTTAGATGTTTTTTTTAATGTAAGTTTATTTTTCTTATGTTTGTATGTTTTTTTAGTTTTATTTTTATAGTTTATTCTGGATAACATATTTTTTTATTATAATAAATCAAATTATTATTTACTATATTAAAATAATATTATAATTTATACAATAATTTAAAATAGTAAAATATAAAATATTAAAACAATAAAGAGTAAAAATAATAAAGAGTAAAATAATAACTAGTAAAACAACACTAAATTTATTTAAAATAAGAATGGTTTAAACATTCATTTACATTGTATCTTTGTTCTGGGTCAGGGTGTATCATATATTTTAATAAATGATGTAATTTAGTATTTTTATCAAAAAAATGTCTAGAATGAGTATGTAATAAATACTCATACATAGTAATGCCTAAGGCAAATACATCGCCTTTTTGTAAATAACCATTTTTAGTAGAAACACTATCAATACCAAAATAAGCATCAATAATTGTTTTTTTATCATAATGTGTTTTTATATCATTATATACTTTGTCAAAAATAGATTTTTTATATTTATTTTTATTGTAAATTGAAAACATATTATTATAAAACTCATATTCTTTAAAATCACGATAATTGTTTAATATTTCTTCATTAATATCAGTTTTTATAGAATATTTCATTTTTTTTAAATAGAGTATGTCTAAATAAGAATAATCTTCTTCATTATGTTTTTTTGTAGTTGAATAATAGTCGTCATAACTATAAGTAAGCATAGTATAACTAATCATAAGTTCAGGAGAAACATATCCAGGTGTTCCAGAATAAGTTATATTCTTTTTATTACATTTATTATGTGGTATAGAGTCTGATAAGCCAAAATCAATATAACGCACATCTAATTTTTTACTTTTTGTATTATAATTTGCCATTATATTTTGTAATTTTATATCTCTATTAACTACTCTAGCATTATGTAATTTAACAAGACCATTTAATAAATGTTTAAAGATAGATTTAAAATGAGTAGATAATATTGTATAAGTCATTACAAAATGTGTATGTTTATAGAGTTCTTTTTCATATTTACCTAAATACATATCATATTTACTCTTATGTTTTTGTAATTTATTTTTTACATATTCAGTTTTTTCATAGTTATGTTTTTGTGATTTGAGATTAGTTAATTTTCTTTCATACTCTTTCTTTTTTTTATAATTATAATCATAATTTCTTATTAAATCGTGTAAATCATACCCACCATAAGGCATAATTATATTAATTGGCTTTAAACTTAAATCTATTAAACATTTATCCTTATCTGTATTATTATTATTATTATTATAACCTTTACTATAATTATTATCATTATCATCATTATATTTTTTACTTTTAATTGTTTTATATTTATTATTTAATGAATAATACTCTTCTCTATTATTATTTATATATCTAACTCTAGAAGTATTATTACGGTGATGTGGTAATTGTTTTAATTGACAATAATCATTATAAGTTATAAAATAAGTCTGTTTAGGGTCAATATGTTTTATTAAATTAGATATGATTAATTCATCTTTACTATCTTTATCAGGAGCAATAATAAGTTTACTTACTGATTTATGCTTTGTAGTATCGTTATTTGGCGTTTTTTCTTTTTTATGATGATTATGTTTTTTAGTTTTACGATGAGTATATTTATCTATACAAGGAATGGCAGGTGAAATTACACAACCATAACTACCTTCTCCTAAATATTTACCACCTTTTAATAGTTTCCTTGTTTTAGACATTTTATGGTTTAGTAGTTATTAGTTATTATTTATTGTTTATTGTTTTATTGTTTGTTGTTATTTTTTATTGTTTATTATTTATTTAGATATTTTATTTAAATATATAGTATCTAGATAGATAGTTTTTTTTATAAATAAAATAAGTGTTCGTGAGTAAAATTATTTATTATTTTAGAAAAATATAGGAATAAGAATATGTATGATTGTATAAGTATAAAAAGTAATCAAAAGGTAATTAAACAGTAAAAATGGTAATTATATGATAAAAAGGCTAATTACGGGGTAAAATTATAAAAAAAAACGGGAAAAATCGGAAAATTGAAAAAAATTGAAAAAAGAATTTATTGTTTATGTTTATTACTTGCGGAACACGAGTTTGCGAGTA